CTGCTTGTCGATATTTCAGTCCCTTATCTGCATCCATCAACTTGCGAGCCTCTGCGTTTACACGCTGTGAGGCATCACCTTCGATATTTTCCGGTTTGTACGTGCTTCCGGGAGTATCAAAAAGGGAATGTTTCGGCGTAGCTTCGATCAGCTTTTTCGCTTGCTCATAATCTTTCTCAGCAAGTTTCTTGTATTCTTCTGTCTGCGCGGGCACAATCTTACCATCCCGCAAAGCCGAATCCAAAAGCTGAGTGACTTTCATATCATTCAGTTCCTTGGATGCTTGTTCACCCTTTTTCACCCTATCATCGAGGGCATTGATTTTATCGGTTAACGTTTTGTTGCCGGTTTCTGAGTCTTGTACTTTCTTCTCAAGCTCGGCATTTTTTTCCGTCAATGATTTGATAGCCCCAATTACGTCCGCACCTTCATCCAAGGCGAGGATCGTCTTGATGGATTCTAATTCTTGCATCTCAAGCTCCTTCGGGTTTGTTTTATTATCCGCCGCCTTGGCGGTACTGTCTATGGATTGTATGCTATATGGCCCGTCATCGGTAAATGCAATGGCCATTTGTCCTTTCTTTAAAAACGGTCGATTGCAAAGAGATCCGCCGAGCAGAGTAAAACCATGACTAATGCCGTTTTCATCTTTCCAATCCTGTTTAAATTCCGGCGAAAACCATTGGAATTCCTTGTTTTTGATGTATTCTTTTGCCTTTTCCGTCCATTCTACCAATGCCTCAATAGCATTTCCTGCAAATCTGAATTTCTTTCCATGTCCTGATGCTTTAGCATTTTCCGGATTAGGATCATATTCGGCATGATTGTAACCAAGCGGAAGAATATAGTTTCCTTCAGCATCTTTCACCATTCCCACGCCTTGTTGAAGATTTTCATAAGCTTTCTTGAGATCGTTTTCCGTTATATTGAATGCCCCATAAGCTCCATGATCGAAACCACCGGAATAGATTATCTTTTGCCATTTTTCGTTATCTTCAAGCTGAAAATTAAACGGCAAAAAGAAAATCGTATCAACTATTTCTTTTTGAAAAGGCATTCTATTCTTCCTTCCCTATAAAAATATTGATTCCCCGGCACTGGTCTCCACCCTCGCATTTCAGATATGGCCCACCAAGCATATCGACAGCTTCAGGATTATTCATCATGTATTCCATACCGTCGATCTTCTCGCAGTTCTTGCATGTATTGCTATCCATCAGTTCGGATCGTATGACTTTGCCAATCTCGTCTTTCCTTTGCTCCGCCTCCGTCGTTCGGCCTATGCCATAGAGCGTATTAATGGTTTCCTTGATGAGCATCTTAGTGTCGGCAGCCACAAGTTGAGTGAGTTTTTGAAAAAGCGTTGAACTGTCAATTATCCCGCGCTCACGCTGACGCTGCATTTCTTTGCTGAATTCAAGTTTGAGCAATGATGCTAATTCTTCTACGATCCATCGCGCGCGCGGCTTGACGACCTTTATGGCTTCGCCCAGTTCCGCCGTCACCGGATCGGTAGGTGATTGAGCCTTGATCCCTTTCAGTTCGCGCCGTACATCCTGGCGACCCCATTCAAAAATTGTTTTGAGTTCTTTGGCAAGCTCATTTTCCATCTTGCCGGTCATGGGCACCGTGATACTGGAAAGCTGTTCGGAAAATTGATCAAATGAAAGCTTGCGGGAAAGTAGGCCAATTCCTTTTCTGACAAGTTCTTTGGACATTTCATTCTTGTATCGCACAGCAAAACTTACGATTTCGGAGTCTTGTTTTTCCAGTTTCTTCGATATATCGTCAAGCTTGATAGATTTTTCAACGTCCGTCATCTCACGCCGAAAACCAGATTGTCCCTCATCTTGCAAATGTTTTACGCCGCATTTGCAATCTATCATTTCTAAGTCTTCTGATTCAACTGGTTCAGTTTTGATGTTCGGCTTTTTCCCTTGTTCTTCTTCTGTCTTTTCCGGCAAATCCATCAAATCTCGTATCGTCTTTTCGATATTTTCATCGGTCGTCAATACACCAATCGGAATAAGTTTACTGATAGCATCAAGAACTAAAGCAATGTTCGGCTTTTGCAGTTTTGTCACAGAGATTTTCGGATATGACTTTTGTTCTCCGAAATTCACGTCTACCAATTCTCGGATCAAATCCTTTTCCAATGTCGTAGCTATATCATTCGCCACAAATTGCAAAGAACCATAAAATAGATCTGAATGCACTTCCCCTACCGAACGCGATCCGGTTTCCGTATTGCCAAGATTCATAAACTGGCCAAGAACATTGAAAAGGATGTATCTATCCTCCCGGTCGATACTTGCCTGAATATCCGGCATAGCTGTTGATGAAAGTGTCAAGAAATCGATCTTGTCGCCAGGCATCTGAATCAAGTATCCTTTCTCATGCGAACGATAATTCTCTAATATCTCTTTCGCTCTATCATAATCGCCTTCCTGGAATCCCTCTCGTAACTCATATTTTGGGGTCGGCACAGAAAAGCGCTCATGGCGTATAGCATCTAATCGTAAAAGTACATCTTTCCTCCACCATGCTCCATAGGCACTGCGCAAAATGCTTTCACCACGCCAATCATCGCCCTCTCGATCATTGCAGAAATAAACAAGACGCTCACGCGGAATTAAGAAGATTTGCCATCGATCATCATAACCCAAGGTGAATTGTTCAATTCTTTCAAGATCACCGTTTTCCTTGCTTCGATGCCATTTTTGGATTGTCTCCGGCAATCGAGGTTCAAGTTCTTCAAGGATTAATTTTCCCTCTTCAATTCGATAGCGCTTGGCAAACGGATAAAATCCAAATGGGAGATATAGCAAAACCGAACGAAGAAAATCATTCCAACTAAAAATCTGTGATTCAAAAAGGTTGGCACGTGTATAATCGGATATTTCAATATCCTTGCTTTCCTCACTTGCAGGCAGGATGTCCCATTTTGCAGATCGAATTGGAAGGCTAACCATGAGTAGGGATGCCTTGATCATTGGATCAGTCAAGCGCATTTTGTCGAAAGTCTTGACTCGGTCGGTGGATTGTAATGCCGGAGGCGTGAAATCTTTCTCAATTGGCCATCCACCATAGATCTGCGTTCCGGTCGCGCCAGGCGGATTGATCAATTGCGATTTCTTGCTGGTAATATCTGCTTGGAGAGATATGCGCATGGGTCTCCTTATCTATTAAGATAAGTTAACCTTATGCAGGGGAATTGTCAATATACTATACGTTAATCACGTACTGATAATAGATATCCCGGAGGGTACGAGGCGAAAATCCGGTTTCACGGGATACTATGACACAGGCATCCCGCACCGGACTTTTGGAGATTTCGGTAAGAAGCTTAACCCTGAGATCAATTTTTCCTCTAATAAGATCATGGCGTTGTAGTGTCGTTTCTCTCATATTAGAAACCATTTTTCATAAATTGATTGCTCTTCTTGTTCTTGCTTTCTGGCTGCCGCTATGATTTTGGCATCATTGATGGATTGCCGGGTTAATCGGATTTCATTGATCACACTTTCCATTCTCATGCGAACAAATTTCAATTCAGCATAGATCATTTTCTGATAGCTGGCCATTTCACTTTAATGCAGCCAGCGCTTGATTGATCACATACTGCGCCCATAACAAACCGACAAGAATTCCCAATCCTGAACCGCTCAAAAACAACCATATTGATTTCTTGTTTCCCACAAAATACAATGCAATCCCCAAAATGAAAATCAAAATGCTTATCAAATCCATCAAAAAGTCTCCTTCATAATGCTTGCCGTGATTGGCCTGTTCTTTATATTTTGCTCCAATCTTTGCTCAAGTTGTTGATAATTTTCTCTCCCGCTTATAGCATCTATTTTAGCTACGATACGATGAAAAGCTTCAAGAGCATGGTCCTCAATTTTGTCGATATTCTTCCATGTAGTACCTTCAATTTGCTTGACAAGATTCCGGCATCGGTCGAATATCATGATTCGATTTTGTTTGAATCGCCGATTGACAATTTCAATCCGCGGCTCGAAACCAGCCGGATAAGGAACAAGATTGATGCCGTACTTCTGCGAATATTCCTGCGCGGGCGTTCTTCCATCGCGCTCAGTTGCAAATGCAGCCGGACAGCCTACCGTCAACAAAGGCATTCCATATTCTGAGCGGAGTATCTTCACGTTCGGCGCATGATAGGCTATCCCATGACTGGCAACATAATATTCATCCAGAAAATAGATCATATCGTTTTGCCGATCATAACGCACAAAAAGCCAACAGGTAGGATTCGCAACACCATAATCCATGCCTTCATAGTGTTCCCAATAATATGGAATTTCGAAGTATTCAGATGCCCTAATAAGATGCCTTTTTTCGTCATAGTCCCGATGCACCGTCCCTCCACTACCGGTAAATATTCCGTAAACATATTTATCGACCCAATCGCTTGAATGAGTCTCGATCAGTTTATCATAGTATCCTTTTGGAAGATTAGTCTCATTTAGAAACGGCGGCGGAAGGAATCCAATGTGATCCTCATTCTCTCCCCTATAAACACCTTTTTCCAGTATTCTGTCCCGCCATGTGCCGGTTATCGTTTCGATTGGATGACAGAAAAACTTGTAGTAATCCCATGTCTTGCCTTCAGGATTCCCTGT